CACACAGGTTTTTAGGGTCATACATAAGCCTGTATTTCTCGGCGTAGTTTATTCCATCCTCCACCGGCTTGCGGTGGTGTACTTCGGTAGCCGGGGTTATGTAACCCTCTGTCCGGCACCTCTCGCAAAGTGGGTGAGCCGTCAGGGTATCACGCCGCAGCCTTAGCCACCGGGTCGTATGTATCAACTTTATATAGTCTTTATCTTTAGCCATTTGTGTGTTTGCGTATTAGGTAATTAAGACTGTCTAACAAACTTTGCTGTTTGACCTTTTTATTTTCAAGTGACGCGCTGGCGCGTTCATCTACTGTATGCGCCCCGATTAGTTTATACACGGTTACTGGGTGCTTTTGTCCTTGTCGATGCAGGCGGGCGTTAGCCTGTTGGAATAACTCTAAATCCCAGCCAGTGCCAAACCAAACTATGTAGTGGCCGCCCTGCTGCATATTAAGGCCATACGCCGTGCTTGCCGGGTGAGCCAGTAGTACGTCAATCTTTCCGGCGTTCCAGTCTAGTAACTGCCTCTCGCCCTCATACACGGCCACCCGGTAGCCTTTGAGTTTCTTTGTTATCCTCGGTATATCGTGTTTGAATTGGTAGAAAACTAACACACTGCTACCGTTTGCCGCCTCTACGATTTCGGATAATTTATCCACCTTTTCGCTGTGGATTTCGTGTATATTTCGGTCGTCGTCATATACTGCGCCGTTGGCAAACTGCGCTAATTTGTTCATAAGTCCGGCGGCAGAATTAGCCAAAATGTTAGTCGGTTCGTTCTCATGCTCCTGTTTGAACTCTAACACCTTTTCGCGTTCAAACTTGTTATAGGCCGCCATAGTCGTCGGTAGCAGTTCGACAGGCACGTTATGTATAAGCAAATCCGGTAACTGCAAATAGTCCTTTGCTTGCATACTTAGGCAGATGTCGGAAATTTTATCCTGTATAATCTTATCACAGCCCGGTAAAACATCACATCTAACCATTCTACCGGCGTGGCTGTAGGTGCTAAAATAAGACTCCCTAAATTTCGATACAAACTTACCTAAACGCTGGCCCATGTCGATACAGTACATTTGCCCCCAAAGGTCGATTAGTCCGTTAGGCGCCGGGGTGCCGGTCAAACCGATAACGCGCTTTACTGTCGGCGTGGCGATGCGCATAGCCTTAAACCTTTGCGACTTTGAATTTTTGAAACTGGTTAGCTCGTCGATAACCAAAACATCAAATGGCAGCTGACCGCCGTACAGTCCTACCAGCCATACAAAGTTATCGCGGCCTATAACGTAGATGTCGGCTTTTTCGGCTAACGCCTTTTTGCGCTGTTTCTCCGTACCCATGGCCTTTGACACCCTCATGCCTTGTAGGTGGTTCCATTTAGCCGCCTCGGTAGTCCATGTGGTTTCGGCTACCTTTTTGGGTGCGACCACCAGTACGCGGCTAATCTCGCACTCGTCGATTAACTCCTGTAGTGCTGTCAGTGTCGATACGGTTTTACCCAGCCCCATGTCGAGAAACAAACCGCAGCGTGGATTATCCAATATCCATTGCATCGCGGTGCGCTGGTAGTCGTATGGTCTGTATATCATTGCTTGGCTAATTTAACTAATTCGTCGATGTCTGCTTTGTTGTCTATCACTCTCACCAAATGCCCCATGCCGTTTAATTCTGCCATGCGTATTTGCTGTATTTTGGTCGGCTTCCGTCCTTTGCTTTTCAGTTCTACCCAAATCACATCACCGCCCGGAAGCACTAACAGGCGGTCGGGATAGCCTACCATATTCGGGTTAGAATATTTGAGGCACAGCAAACCGTTTATTTTTGCCTGTTCGACTAAATACCGCTCTATCGACTTTTCCGATACGTCGGCATGGTGGGTTAAATTTTCGATACTCCGTTTATACATTGCTATGCTGTTTTGCCCTCACTCACGCGCACACACGCACGCGGAACGTTTCGGGATTATGTTATACTTACTTTTTTTCTGTTTTTTACTATAAATACATTACTTTACTAATTAGCCATATATTTAAGTTACCATAGTTACCATATTACCTAACCGCCTTATTTTATCGGCTTTTTCGTGGTAACTAAACGTGGTAACTAAGTCTTTTTGCTCGGTTGCCAGTTACCATGTTTCCGTTATCTCATTTTCTTGGTAACTAAGTTTGCGTCGGGTGGTAACTAAGTTTGCGTTACCAAAAACTATATGTCGCCCTCATCTTCTACGTCGTCTTTTAGAGGTCGAGCAAAACTCTTTTGCCGTCCGTATAGTTTTTCCATGTAGCGCACGCCGCTACGCCGCTCCCAGCCCATTTCATCTAACAGGTGGCAGACTCGGCGCGATAAATACTTATATTCTTTATCCGACATTTCGCGCCCCATCTTCTCGCAGATAAATTCAGCGGCGCAAACACGGTCACGGCGCGATACTCCTACCTCGTCGAGGGGGTCGGGGTTCTTGATATAGGCACGGCGGCGGTTTAACTCCCAGCTATCCCAATCGGGCGGTAACTTCATATCCAAAAACACGGTGAGCATATCGCGCAGGGGGTCGTCGTTGTCGTCGTTGTATTGGCTCTGTCGCTGGCGTGCCTCGGCTTCCAAATCGCCCGGCAAATATAGTTTTTCGCCCTGCCTCCAATACTCGACAGCCTCGGCCCATAACTGGTTTCGGTCGCGCATGAGCGCGTCAGCAAAGTCGGGGTATTTGCGCAGTTCCGGGTTTACAGCGATAACCCAAAAGCGGCGGTTTCCTGTGTCGCCTTTGAGAAAATACGCCTCATTAGTCGTACCGCAAAACACGCACTGGCGCGGATGCTTTTCTACTACCGTACCATACGCGGCGCGGTAAATATCATCGCGGCGGCTTATGTAGTTCTTTACCTGCTCCACGTCGCTGCGCTTGATACTCGACAGTTCGGCCAGTTCTATGACCCAGCCGCACCGTAGCTGCTCCATGCCGCTTTTACCCTCGGTGGTGGCGAGGCTGTCGTTAAACCAGTCGCCGCCCATGATGTTAAAAAGGGTGGATTTACCGATACCCTCGGCACCGGCGATAATTAGGCAGTAGTCATATTTACACCCCGGCTGCATTATGCGCGACACGGCGGCAGTAAAATGCTTTCGGGTCATGGCTCTGTTAAGCGGCGTATCTTCCGCACCGATATAGTCTATAATCAAACGCTCCAGCCTCGGCATGCCATCCCATACCAAACTATTTAGATAGTTCCTAATAGGGTGTACGCGGTGCCGGGTTAATACGGCATCCTTAGCGTCCTTTATCTTCTCCTTGCCTGTGATTTCGTAGCGTTCCTCTAAGTATATGCGCAGGTTAGCGTCGTCGCGGTTGCCCCATTGGGTAGCCTTTCTATCCCACGGCAAACCACCTTTAACCATGTCGAAGCCGCTAAAAAGGTCATGCCACAAATGCCCTGCCAGTGCCGGGTCATTCTCCAGTATGCAGATAATGTTTTTCGCCGTGCTTTTGATAGTGCCTTTGCGGTCGCGTTCAAGTTCGGCCATCCAGTCGGTATTAGGCGCGTCGCCGCTTTCCTCGCTCTCGGTGTCGATGTCGGCAAAGTCGCTATCTATGTCGGCTAACCTCTCCTGGGTGAGCAAAACACGCACGGCTTTATCAGCCGCCGCAAAATCCTGCATTCTGGTATAAGATGGCAGCCGTGTAACGTCGGTTACTCGGCTACCCTCGTCCTGCACTCCATACAGATGTATGCGCACTAAATCAAAGGCGTTACACAGCCGCATACTTGCCGGGTCGGTTTCGTGGTGCGAAAATGCAAATTTGCCCTCATAGGTGACACAGCCACCGGCGACACTTCCGGCGCGGTAGGTATATCGGCCGTCGGTGCCGGTCTTTTCGTACACGTCCGACAAAAACTTTTCTATGGCTTCCTCGATAGTGTACGCACGGCAAAACGCGCCGATTAGTCCGGGCTTCTCGGTAGGGTCGCCAGCCTTGCGGATTTCGTGCGCCAGTACGTCGCCCTCACGGCTCGACATAGGCCACTCGCTAACGTCCTGCGGGTTTCGATAGGTCGCCAGCACTTCGTCAACGTCAAAGGCCGGCCCGTCTTGGTAGTCGAAAATATACTCGCCATCGCGGCTGGTGCTGGGCCAGTAGAATAGGCGCGGCAGCTGGTAGGTGGTATGGTCGAAAAGTTCGATACCAATTTTGGCAGTCCAGTATCTACAAACCGGCTCATACTCGGCAGGTGTCATTTGTCTGTTAGCCGGAAGCACCAGCCGCAAACGCGGCTTTTCGGGCGTGTGCTTGTGGGTGCTGTATATCATCGCGGCGCAGTCGAAATTTAGGGTAAAGTCATCCCAAACGTCAGCTGTGCCATAGTCTATATCGAGCGTTACCAGCGTGCGGTATAGCACATTTGCGGTTTTGCGTGTGCCGTTGGATAGATAGCCACCGACAAAACCGCCTACGTCCTTAACGCTGCTTTGCTCTTCACGGCTCATACGCAGATACTCGCGAACACTTTCGCCGGTGCGTTTGGCGTCGGCGCACTTGGCTAAAATGTCGCTCCACTTCCACGTTTTATTACGCCACGTTTTAGATAGTCGGCTGTGTGCCGTGGCTATGTCTAAATCAAAGTCAAATTTTAATTTATCCATTAGTCACGCCCCCCCCCAGTGCGTTGCGGAAATAGTCGGCGTTTGCCTCGTCGGTTACTATCTCGATTTCACGCACGCCGACATTAGTTTTTTTAATGCGCAGCTCACACGCCGGGGTATTGTCTGCCTCCATGAGCGCAAACACGCCGGGTATCTCGGTGCGCGATACTTTGAAACTTAATGTGGTTGTAGCCATAATTATTACTGTTTGAAGTGGTCGGGCAAAAATGAAAATATATGTTTGATAACCTCGACAGTCCAGCCGTTACCCAGCATTTTGTATTGCTGTGTTTCTGACACTACCCATTTGTACCACTCCGGCACAGTCTGTAAGCGTGCGCACTCGGTGGGTGTTAATCGACGTATTCGGGTGCGCCCCTCTCCAGCATCGGTTACGGTGTTTATCGTCCGTCCTCCTGTACCCTGCATTAGTGCCGGGGTCTTTCCGTCCGGGTGATAAACACGGTTTTGCTGGTACGGCTGCGCGCCGTGGCTTTCCTTACTTGGGTTTAACTGTATTATCAAATTATCTTTTGTTACGGTAATCAAACAGTTTGTTTTACCCGATACCGGGCATGGCTCTAAATGCTGCTCTATGCCTCCGTCCGGGGCCGTGTTCCGTTCCCTCAACGCTACGCAGATATATTTTTTTTCATTTTCCATTTTCTAAGATATAAGGCCGTGTGCCAAATCCATCATAACCTTTGTTATATGAGGATATAATACACGGCACTTTGTTGCTGTCATTGAATATTAGGCCGCCTCCGTTTATGCTGTAAGGCTTAACTATTGTTTGACTATTATCAAATCTCGCGTGTGCTTGCCCTCGGCGGTCAGGGTGCTGCATTTCCCCCCCCCTCGTGGAATTTCGCCCGGAAGCCGTTCCCAGCCGCCGCGTTTCTTTCGTTGTAGCCTAATAGAGTCTGCACGGTTTCATCTTTTAGGTAATATTTTTCGGGTACGTTGTCCTCGGTAATATCCTTTAGATATATTTCCCTATCTTCGGGCTGGGGTATTGCGCTGTACGCGCCGTGGTCGCCGATATGTCGTAGGCGTATGTTAGTCCAGTAAATGCGCTTTCGGGTCTGCGCTGATACCAGCGCACTATTTATGTGTACGCCAGTAACGCCGATAGCATCCGATAACACCTTTTCCCATTTCTTACCCATTTCGACATTTTCAAGCAAAAACAGTATGCCGGGGTTGGTTTCGCGCAGCTCTGTAAGTAAGCGCATATATTCCCAAAATAGGTAACTTTGCCCCTCAAACTGCACCCCGGCAGCTTTCAGTTCTAAGTACCTCGGCAGGGTGTATATTTCCACCTTTTCGGCGGTACTCATTCCGGCGCGCTTTCCAGCAAAACTAAAAGACTGGCAGGGTGAGCCGCCTATTAGCATATCGACATGACCCAGTGCACGGCCGTCGATGTTCCGCACGTCGCCCAGTTGTATAGTATCCGGGAAATTTGCCATAGTATTTTTAATGGCAAATTTATCTACTTCGCTGGCGTAGTATTTTTCAATCGGTATGCCTAACTCCTGTAGGGCGATGCGTCCGCAGCTCATACCGTCAAATAGACTTAATACTATCATAAGGCAGTAACATTTACTGGTTTGCGTAACTCTTTAACTCGCGGATATACACCCATAAACGGTATAGACTGACCGATAGCGGTTATTTCATATATGCTGTCCGGCTTGATACGTTGTGCATATTCAGGGTGTGCAAATACTCCGTCGATGCCGATACGATAAGTGCCGTGGTCGGTCGATAGCAAATAATATACGTCTGTCGTAAAATGGTCTTTGCCGCCGTGTGTGCTGGTTATCTTCTCCACGCCATAGGCTGTGACGGTTACGGTATGCTCGTTTGAAAAACTTAACCAGCACACAAAGGCTATTAACATGGTGAGTGCTAAAAGTGACCCTATTAATTTTTCCATTAGTTGTCATTGATTATTTGGTTGTTATAGGCTTCTTGCGACGGCTCTACGATGTTTTCGTAAATAGCGCAGGTTCCTATGTCGTCGCCGTCGGCTTGATAGAAAATGCACGTTTGGCAGGTTTCCGGGTCTTTGTGGCTCATGTCGGTACGGCTTCAAAGTTGTAACTACGTTTGTGGCCTCCGGCTTTCGATATGCGCACGTTAGTAATGTGCATAGGTAATTGCGTGCCGTCCTTTGCCGCCGCTACCACACTCCTACCGATTAGGGTAGGTTTTTCGTAGCGGTTAAACCATTTGCGCACCAGTCGCCACGCGACTTTTTTACGCGGCGATACTTGGGCCGGGCGTGTTAGAGGATAGAAAAGCCGGTATAGTTTTCGGGCCTCTTTTTTGTTTAAGGTTACGCCGCGGCTGTACGACATTTTCGAGGGTGCTTCCGGGGCCGGTGAATTAATCCTATTTGGTAGCGCCATGATGTTAGATTTTAGCGGTTAATGCTTCGTGTACTTCTTCGGCGCAGTTCTTGATATAGGGGCGTGTGTCGCCGTCGGAATAGTCGCAGGTTTCAGCCCATACCGTTACCCAAATACCCAGTATCTTAACCTGCACTTTGACGGTGTAAAGCATGGTGGTAAACGGTCGGGTGTCGCTTTGATTGGCGTATGCCTTTTCGGCGATGCGCGATTTAAGGCGCAGATACTTGGCGCAGAATTGTGCGGCTATGCTGTTGGATTGATTGATTATTTCCATTTTCCAAAATTTATACTATCAGACGCGAAATAGACAGCATTGGTTGAGCGAACACGGTATAGAGCATTTCCTGAAAGCCTGCACTCAATCATACAGGTCGAGGAGCAATAGGCATTGCCGTAGGCTTCCACCGTGGCATTGTCGCAGGCTTCCACCGTGGCATTGTCGCAGGCTTCCACCGTGGCATTGCCGTAGGCTCGCACCGTGGCATTGCCGCAGGCTCGCACCGTGGCATTGTCGCAGGCTTCCACCGTGGCATTGCCGCAGGCTTCCACCGTGGCATTGTCGCATAGCAAATACCCTGACTCTACGGAAATATTGGCATATATCTTATTCCGGGCGAAGTCTTCGCGATATTGCACGATAAAGTCGGCATTAATGACATTTGTACTGCAGCACCAGCAGAAATTGTCTTTTATTACTTCGCATAACTCCGGGAGTACATTAGAGCGATAAGCTCGGCCATATTGTTCGGTACAGGCACCAGCCATTTTGGCTCGGCGCAGGATTTCAGCTTTGATTAATCCGAATGTAGTTTCCATTACAAAAAGGTGTTAAAATTCTGTTAAATTTTCGATTTAAGTGCGTTTCCGTACTTCGGTGATACTTTTTCTATGCTTGTCATCTCTGTGCCCGTATGGGGCTTTATTTGCGTTTTGTGGGGTTTGCTAATCTTTGAGATAGTACGGCGTGCTGTACCCGGCACCTTTTAGTGGCAAATCGCGGCACCAGTCTATCGGCTCGCTAAATAATGCCTCTACATCGGTCAGCGGTCGGTCTATCGGGGTTTCGGCTATAATCTCGTCATGCACATGAAACACGATGGGTAAATTTTCACGTCGGGCGCGAAGCATTACGGCACCCAAAATATCGCGTGCGACAGCTTGTACTATATTCTCAGTTAGTTTACCGCCGTATGTCCGGGTAACTTCCCATTTTTTCGTAATTTGGTTCATGCCCTCATACTCTATAATTTCGTGGTCGCCTCGCCAGCTGTCGTTATATTCCATGCTGACCCGGGCGCGTGGGTAGCATATCGTGCGGCCTGACGGCAGAGTAATAAGTAGCATACCCCAGCGGAAGCCGACAGTAATACCCCGGTGTATAGTTACGGTATTGCCGGTTTTGATAGCGGTAATAGCCGCCTTTTCAATAACCGCCCATAGCCTTACGATGTTGGGGTTAGCCTCGCGCCACTGGCGTATAGTCTGCTTTTCCTCATACTCGGTTAGCCCCATCTTAGAGCCGCCCATTGCTTCCAGTGCCGACACGCCGCCGCCGTAGCCTAACGCCAGTACGGATATTTTACCCTTTTGGCGTAGATGGCTGTTAACGCCGTGCTTCTCAACAGGCACACCAAACATACGCGATGCGGTAGCACAATATATGTCGCCGCCCTCGCGGAATACGTCCAGCACCCAATTTTCCCCGGCTATCCATGCGATTACGCGGGCCTCGATAGCTGAAAAGTCGCAGACGTGGAATATGTGACCGGGCGCGGCGACAAATGCGGTGCGTATTAACTCGCTTAATACCTGTGTGACGTTGGCGTAGTTCATTTCAAACTCTTCCAAATCTCCGGCTTTTACAAGTGTCCGGGCATAGTCCAAATCGGCTAAATGATTTTGCGGTAGGTTCTGCACCTGCACCAGCCTACCGGCCCAGCGGCCGGTACGCGCCGCGCCGCAAAATTGTAATAGTCCGTGTATGCGTCCGTCGTCACACACGCATGTTTGCATAGCCTCATACTTTTTGTTAGAGGTCTTAGCCATTTCGCGGCGCAGTGCCATAACCCGGCGTGCTTTCGGCCAGTAGGTTAATGCGTCCTCGATTTCGTCGATGTTCTTTTTGTTGATACTGGCAAAGGCTAACCCGGTTGTGCGCTTCAAATACTCTTTTATCTGCGCCGCGCTGTTAGGGTTTTCCATGCCGGTTATCTGCTGCGCCTCTTTCAGTAGTTTGGCTTTATATTCAATGTCGAAGCGTGCGGCAGCGTCCACCAGTTCGCGGTCGATAAGTACGCCACGGTCGTTAATCTCTTGGTCGGCTATATAGAGCTGTTCGTCAAATTCGGCTGGTTCAAGGCGGCGCACTTTGGCTAATAACGCCTGTTCTACCTCCACGTCGCGTATGCAATACTTTTTGAACGTGCCCCAGCGGTCGGGCGCGGCACTCGGCAGATGCCGCACACCATTGCGCCCCGGCATAGAGAAAAAGCGTATAAGCGTCTTGCCCTCGGTCATTTTGCCGTCAGCCAGTTTAAGCACCTCGCCGCACTGACCCAGTGACAGTGGTAAACCCATTCGGGCGGCGCGTACCATCGTACATTTCCACTGCGCCGGGTCAAACGGTCGGCTAAGTCCGAAATGCTTACTAAGGCAGATGCGTTCAAATGCAGCGTTCCACGCGGTTTTAATTACGTCCGGGTCTGCCAGCGCGTTCAGTATTTCGTCGGGCAATTCCTCACCCTGCGCAAAGTCCACGCACGACACCGGGCCGTTATCCACGCTGTACGCAAATAGCAATACCGCAAAGTCCGGGGCCTCGACGTACTTATACACACCGCATTTAGACAAATCGCGGCTGCTATACGTTTCTATGTCTATGCCTAACTCGCGCATTACTTTTCGCCTTTGATATTCTTTAATAGTTGGTCGGTAGCCTCGTTAGAGGTGTAAGCCATTGCGTCAAGCGCGTCGTATGCCAGGGCGATAGGCAGGGCGGCAGTGCGGAATATGATAGCCAGTGTGCTGCATACGATTGCGCCGATTATGTATATTATCTTTTTTGCTTTCATTGTTTGAACTGTTTTAGATATCCCCCCCGGCATTAAGCCGGTAGGGGTATTTTGTTAGTGATTGGCTTGATTTATAAATCTTCGTCGTCCTCAGTGTCGATGTCGGCAAAGTCGCTTTCGGCGCTTACCCGGCCGCCCAGCTTTTCGTCGTCCTTAAACTTCATAATGTTGTTGAGGCCGCACGCTACGCCGCGATTTCCGTTTGTATCGTAGGGGTAGAAAGTGACCGACACGATGGCCCAAACGCCGCTGTAGATTTCTTCCTCGTCAACGATGGGCGATTTATCGCGGTTGACGATGCCGGGGCGTGAGTTGCTTTTGGCGTTGACGTATAGCATGCCGGCATATACTTCGTCGTCTTTGTCGTCGCCGTCGCGTAGCGGCATATCCAGTTTTTTGGGTTCTTTGCCGCCCCATTTCGACACGATGCCGGAAGCCTTAGCCGCTTCGATAGCTTTTTTGATTGCTGCGATAGTTTCCTTTTCAGTAGCAGGGATAAGTACGTTAGTCATGTACTTGGCGTTCTTGTCGTCGCCGTCGGGGTTGTATTTGCTAAATACATAGGTGTAGCTCAGTCGGCAGGGGCCGAAAACTACTTTGTTCTCTGTTACTTTTGGTGTAATCATACTGTAATTAATTAAATTGGTTATTATACGTCGATGTCGCTAAAATCGTCAGTTGCGGCGTTGTACGCCGGGCGTTTGTCGTCGGCTGTGGTTAGTGTCGGTTTGCCCTGTGGCTTGGTGATGTAGTCAGCGCAGATAGCGGCTAACCGCTTTTTGCCTACCAACTTTTCAAGGTCGCCGATACCGCACAATACGGCTGGTTTCATGTACTCGCTTTCGTCGTAACCCTCTTTGGAAAGTAGGGCGATAACGGCTTTGTCGTCGGTAATTTTGCGATTACTGCGCCCCTCGACTAACTTGTAGCCGGGATAGGTCACGCCGGCTAACGCCTGTTGTAGTGCGTAATCCTCCATACTCGACACCCACGATTTAATGATAGCCAGCCACGGCAGGATGTCGGCGGCCATTTTATTAGGGGTGAGTAATCCGGGGTCCGGGTTGTCATGGGCGACGGCGGTACACTTTTCTGCCAGTGCTTTGCATCCGCATTTCACTTTGCAGAATTGGCACCACTCGCCGGGGTTCTGTGCGCCTTTGCCGCTAAATGCTTCTACGGCTTTGGGGCGTAGTTCCTCGTCGGCCCATTTCAGTAGGTCAGTAACTGACATTTCAAACTCGCTTAAATTGCCGATGCGCGGCTGTACGATGGTCATGCGTACGCGGTCTATGCGATACTCAAAACTGTGTTTGAGGTATGCCCCCAGTGCGTATATTTTCATCTGCTCGTTATCGACAGCCGACACGCGCACGCCTTTGCCGTACTTAAAATCGATTACTTCCATTAAGCCGTCGGCGATAATGGTAGCGTCCGACGTGCCAAAGGCTTCCGGCACATATTCGGAGAAATCTAACCGGGTTTCGATAAGTAGCTGCGCGTCCTTTGTCACAGTCCGGGCGGCGTTGAACTTTTCCAGCACGATAGTTTTGTATGTGTCGGTGTACTCGTCCATTTCGCCGGTATGGTACTGGGCGTTTAACTGCGCTATCTCCTTTTCTTCGCCGGCGGTGTCAAGCCCCATAAACGATTTCAACTTTTTTGCGCAGTATGCGTGCGCTAACGTACCCTCTTGGGCGTAGCTGCTATCATTGTCGGGTGCGGTAGCCTCCAGCCGTGGGGCGGCGGTGCAATTCATCCACCTATGAGCCGCCGACGGCGATAATAATGCGTGTTGTCCGGGCATAACTTAGTTATTTAGTACGGTGCTGGGGGGGGGCGATAAATCCTTTTTCGTCGATTATGAGCGCGTCGCACTCAGCGATAAATGCCGCCCTCATTTCGGCAGGTAGCGCACTGGGTTTGTCTGCGCCCAGTACGGCGGCTATCTGCTTAAATATTCCTGTTAACTGCCTGTGATACTTTTTGTACGCCTCGCTGTCGGTGTTTTCTTTGTAGTCCTCACCCTCAAACCGCTGGCGTGTGCGGTGCATACAGGCGCGTATGTCCTCCTCGGTCAGCTCCTTTTCGGGCTGCTGTGCCGGAACTTCAGCAAACGGTTTAGGCTCGTCGGCGGCCTGCTGTGCTTCGGGTTCGGGTACTTCCTCGGCGGCTATCACCGGGGCGACGGTTTCGGGCGCGTCCGCTTTGGCACGTCGAGTGCGTCGGGGTTTTTCACTCTCGGCCGGTTGCTCCGGGGCTGGAGCATCAGATACCGAAAGCTGCACCGGGGTAACCGGGTGGCTTTGCAGTAGAGCGGTTAGGAAAGTCGCCAGCTGCGGCGTTACACCTATCTGCACGTTAATGTTTAAGTCGAAATTCATATAGTAAACTTTTATAAAGTTGGTTTCCTTGTCATGCAGTACGCTTGCGCTGTGGCGGTGAGGTCGGCGGCGGTCGCTACCGGGTTGGTCGTTAACCATTCCTCTAACTCGGTGCGCTTGAAAAAGCAATTTTTGCCATTTGGCTTATAATGCGGTATCGCTTTCGCCGCCGTCAGTTTGTAGAGGTAACTTTTTTTAAGCCCTGTGTACTGGGCTACTTCCTCTAACGTCAAAATTTCCTTTTGCGCAAATAACACGTTTTGCCCTATGGCTAAAGCCAGTTTGTCTAAATCTTCCTGTGTCATGGCTGGGCGTTTTTAGTTAGTGTCAGTCGGTTGTTAGCGTAGTCCGATACAGCACTGAATCTGCAGCGGAGTGAATTTTGCAGACGGTAGGCTATCGCCTTACCGCTGTTTATCGCGTCCGCGTCTGGCAGCTCAAATGTGACGGTTTGCCCTATCTCCATTTTGCGCAGTGCTTCGCTTGTTACTTTTTTCTTTTCCATATTGCGTTAAATTTCGATGTCGATAAACTCTAATAGGTTGTTCGTAATCATGCTATTTACTTGTAGCTGGGCGGCTCTCACGCCGTTTTCCTGCATCCATCTTTTTGCACGGTTTACGGCTGTCTGCTTGTTTGAGCCGTCGGGGATTAACACGCCTAAATCCTCGTAGTTTTTATCCATTAGGGCAAACCAGTAGCGTTTCATAAGCGTGATGTTTCAGCGGGGGTAAAAAGTAACTATCAGTCGCCCGGCCTGGCCTTTGAACTGGGGCGCGTGGTTGAGGCTCTTTAATGCTTTCTTTGCGTAATGCTCGGCGTGCAGTTCGCCCACCATTTCGCAAAACTTGGTGAAGCCTACCACAATGCGTTTGCGCTCCTGCGGAAAGGTTAGGCGTATGAGGTAGTCGCGGTTGATTTTCTTGCGCAAATCCTCGACGTTTTCGATAGTGTACTGTTTAGCCATTTGTTATTTTGTTTGTTATTCTTTTGGCGGAAAAGAAAAACTGTCGTAAATTTGCAGTTGGAAATTTGAGGTTAGGCAAATTGTCTGACAACCTTTCTTATGTCCGTTTGTTTGTTATTTCGACGGCAAAGTTAAGGGTAATACCATGTAATTTCCAAATTATATCGTGTAATTTAAGAGTATTTAACATTTATTACCCTATGAATGATGCCGGAATTATATCACGGTTGGAGCAATATTTAGAAATAGATGGCTCTACCACAAATAGTTTTGCCAATCAAATTGGCATAGACCCCGGCAATTTGCGTAAAATGCTTGCCGGAAAACAACGGATAACCGACAAGACGCTGCGGAAAATAGCCGATGCGCATAACTTAAATTTTGAGTGGCTAAAGTATGGTGAGGGCGAAATGTATGCAGCAAATGAGCCTACGCCAGAAATAAGCTATACCGACGGTGTGCCATATTTCGATGTTGATTTCAAATTGGGCTTTGACGAAATGGATATACCCAGTAATACAAACCCGGAATACCTTATTCGGATGCCGGGTTATGAAAAGGCTACGCTATGGTGTAACGCTTCGGGCCACTCTATGGAGCCGGAAATAAACAATGGCGACATATTAGCGTTGCAGCGCATAGATGATTTTTCGTTTCTGCCATTCGGCGACATATACGGCATTATTACTACCAACGGTATGCGCACTATCAAAAGGCTGGGCCGTAGTGTAAAAGACGGATATTACAGGCTCATTCCGACAAACAAAGATTACGATGAACAGGAAATACCCATTAAGGCTATTTCAGTTGTGTATCGCGTCATGGGCGCAATGAAAGCGTTTTGATTATGAAAAAGGCATTTTTTATAATTGCGCTGTGCGTTTGCGCTCTCTTGTCAAAAGCGCAAACGCCCTCCGACAGCATAGGTGTTTATGCGGTCAATGCCGATGGAATAACCCCGATGGAACTAATCAATTATAAAAATACCAAGATTAGCAAAGGGTTTATGTCGGCAAAAGCAAAGTTAGAATTTGACGGCGTAACCTCGCCAAACCATTTTAAGGGCACCGCAAAGTTTCGCATTTATTTCGGTCAGCCCTCGCCCAATGATATGGTTAGACTTTATATGTTTATGCCTAATTATTCCATAAAGGATTTTGGGGTAGGTCAATTTGATGTCAAAAAGAAAAACCGCCTACTAACTACAGCTAACATGTCGGTATTTAGTGGCGGTAATGCCGGAGCAAAGCAATCCGAAAATTTAATCTATGATGTTGTCCAGATACGTTCCGGCGTTTATGAAGTAACAGTTACAGGCAATCCGGGCGAGTATTGCATTATGCACACGTTTAGGGGCAGTGCTGGGTATGGCGGTGTCTTCGATTTCACGATAGAGTAATTTACAGATTCAGTTCGGGCAAACTGTTTATGGCGGCTTCTTTGAGGCTATCCACGGCACGTGTGTACTTCTCGGTTTGTGATAGGCCGCTATGTCCTAACAGGCTTGCCACGGTCTTTATATTCGCGCCGTTGTTAAGGATATTAACGGCGAATGAATGCCGGGCACAGTGCCACGTTATATGCTTGTCTATCCCGGCCCGTTTAGTCCAGTGGCGCAATGCTTTTAGGCACATCGTATGTGATGGTAGTGTAAATATAAGCTCGTCGCGATTGCCTTTGCCTATTAGTGTTAATAATCCATCGTTTAGCGGTATCACTACGCCGCTGGCGCTACTGCGCCCCTTTGTCTTGGCTTGCTCAAACTGTAATAGTCGGTTGGAGTAATCAACATTGGCAAATGTAAGGTCTTTTACATCACACCAGCGCAGACCACAATACAGGCAGAATATAAACGCCCGACGTATTTCTGGGTTCTCGCCATCATAATGTGTGGAAATAAGCTGCTGTATTTCGTCGATGCCTAATACGTCCTTTTTTAATGCGCCATTGTCAATTTTAATTACAACGTTTGTACAAGGATTCTTGCGGATAACGTCGGCCTCAACTGCAGCTTTAATAATTTTCTTAAAACGTCCATAAAGCGTATGTGGGCCGTCTCCCCTAAATCTTTTTTGCAAGTAATCGACAAAACCCTCGATTATTTGCCTATTCAATTGCTGCGGCTTGATTTTTAGCCCGTGTGTGCGCTTAGCTTTTTCCTTTGCCGCCTTTTCGCGTTGCTCCTTAGTCCAGTCGGGTTTTGGCGTAAATGTGTCGTCGGGGTCTATAAGGTAATCGACAAAACAGTTATAGGCACGTTTGATATGGCGTTTGTCGGCTTTCGTGTAAGCCTCATAATACGCCCACATCCACGTCAAAAAATTTATGTCCTTATCCTTTTTTAGACGGTAGCCCTCGGCGCGCTCTAACAGTTCCTGCCCTCGCTCAAACCGTATGCGCTTGGCTATCTCTAATGTTTCCTTGTTCTGCTGTCGCTCCAGTGGTGTACGCGGTGCTTGCCATAGATATAGCCCCAGTATTTCGTTTTTACGCTCGTTCTTTTGGTAGGTGGTGCCGTTCTTGCTGGTTACTTCCACCTTGCCAAAATAAAACTCCAAATAGAGGCTGTCGCGCCCATCGGATAGAGCGCGGCCCATTAACTTCGGATTGTCACCGCTGCTGCCCTCGATTAAGTAGGTGTTATCGGCGCGGTAGTTCTTTTTAGCCATTATTGTTTATTTTGTTTTCCTTTGTTTGCAAAGTTACAAAATATCCCCTATTCACAAAGCACTGACAAAGCACTTTTCAACAAAACAAAGTCTAATTATAGAAACCAAACGAAAATGCCGCACCGCTAAACATCTAATCAACAGTAGCTTTAATTTCCCTTATTTTCCTTTATTTTCTGGGTTGTATGCCCTTCATGCGCACAATTAACCCCTTTTAACTCATTGAGTTTTAAGGGGTTTATTATTTTCACAAAGCACTAACAAAGCACTTTTAGCGCATAGATACGAAACGCGCCTAACCTCTTGGTCGGGCGCGCCCACATATTTACTTATTACGGATTGCTCAAAACTTTCTTTTTAGGTATAGGAAAAGTAACCACATTAGCGCGGCGATACACACGCCTAACCCGATACGCGCAAACATGGTGTCGTAC